TGGAGCACCTTGTCCTGCAGCAATACTAGCGATTGCTTGATATACTCCAGTACTTTCTTCAATAATATCATATCTTGCATATGTTGTACCTGCTGCATATGCTGCATACTTACTACCCTCGGTAGCAGTAGCAATAGGTACATTTGTTGCACTTGTCAGTCTGCCATAGGCATCTACTGTAAATTTCGTAGCGTTTACAGTTTCTGTGCCGAATGGTTCGGAGTTAGAACCCACACCAGAAACTGATGTTAGAGATTCTGTATTGTAATCACCATCAACTACAGCAGTAGTGATCATATCAATGGTGGGATTACCATTAATACCACCACCATCATTAATTGAAATTCTTGTTGATGTACCAGTAATAGTGCGAGTTACCATGGTATTGGTAGCACTTCTACTAATAATACCGTTGGTAGTGAGTGAGGCGATCGATACAAGATCTAGATCATATGGTTGAGCACCAGTTCCTTCAATATTAGTGTCTAGACCATATCCAGAAAGAGTTGTGGGATTGGATGCATTTTTAATTCTACCTTTTGCATCTACTACAACTTTAGTATATGTTCCTTCCGATGTATCTGTATTATCATGATGGGGTAAAGATGACAGCAAGTCAAGCGTTGCAGTAATCGTAATGTTTTGAGATCCATCAAAAATCTCAGATCCTTCAACGTCACCAGATAGTTGAAGTTGTCTAGAAGAAGCAAGTCTAGTAGATGTTGCAGAGTTACCAATCAGAGTAGCAGTAACCGTACCCGCTGAAAAATTTCCGTCAGCATCTCTTTGTACGAGAGTGTTTGCAGTATTAGATACCGACTCAATAGGACGTTCATATCTCAGGGTATTCCAAGATGTGACACCATCTCCGATCTTAATACGACCTGTATCAAGTTCAACTCCAAATTCACCCTGAGCGAGAATTGGATTCGCGTTTTGCCATTCCTGAGCGCCACCACGTCTTAATTGAATTCTATTTGCCATTTTTTACGACAACTCTACGAGAACATGCTTCCAAGTTATTTATGCCATTAAAAAAGGGGGACGTTGCCCCCTTTGATTAATCTGTTGTTCCTACTGCAAGATCTTCATCTTCCATACCATCTTCTTCAGGTGGTACGGACATAGTTTCTTGATTATAATACTCTAGTGCTTCAATAGCACCCTGGAGTTTCAATGCAGTAACTTCATTCTCCTTAACCTTTTCTGCTAGTTTCTGATTTTCTTCAATCAATGCAGAAAAACGTTCCTTAAACTGTCGAAGCATTTCTGGTTGGGAAACTTGTTCAATTGTCATGATGTTTATTTTGATTTTGGACTAACGTTAGTAAGAGTGATTTGATATCACCCATCTCAGATTTTAGATCAGAAACCTCTTTTTGTAAAGCTTTCTTCTCAGATTCCTCATTTTGCCTCTTATTGTAAGATGCCATATATTTATCATATTCACCAGGGTTGCCATTCACAATAGCGTTGGAAGCAGGGTCTCTGTAAAGACCCTCCTTTCCTTCAACTGGAATTAAATTTTCAAAATTATTCATTAGGTTGCAAGTGCGATAGCACGTAAATCTGCGATTAGTGGAACTCTTGCTTGACTAGACGATCTCAGAACGATCTTAAGTTGGAATGCATTAAAGTTCAAACCACTTACTTCATAATAGTAATCCTTCCATAGAATCTCTTCACTAGGAGAATCATCATATTGAAGTGGTTTATTCATTTGTGTCCAACCGATAGAATCGATGTCATCATTACTACCAGTACTAAATGCCCTGTAGTAAATTCTAACATCTGATTCAGGAGGACGAGACATTTGGAAGTCAAGTCTCAAAGATCTAGATTCACGGATAAGACGAGCGAGTCTTGTAATATATACACAATCATTTTGATCGCCTAATGGAAGTTGAGAAACATCTTGCGTCCGATCAATCTGACCTTGCTGACCATACGGAGAAGAACCACCTGGCCACTCATTAATTCTATTACTCGTTGTAATTAATGAGCATCTATCTAAGTCAACAACAGGAGAAAGCGATGACTTGGTAGTAGATAAATCAATGAGCATAGTTAATGATTTTTGACCATCAAGTTTAGAATTCTCATTAACTTCAGAACAAACCATCTTAGGATTAGGGAAGAAATTGAGATCATTCAATGTGATAGGAATATAAGCACCATCATTAACAAACGATGCTTGATCACGAGGGGTGGAAGCACCTTCACCACCACCATCACCAACTGAAGTTGCCGTAGTAGTATTAAGTCTAGCAGTAATATCAGTTTCAGGTAAATTCATCACCGAGACAGTAGGTGTCAATGTTTCAAATTGAACATTTTGGGAAGCATATACCATGTTTCCACCTGCACGAATGCCATTATTTGCAACACCCGTCATTTGAAGCATGTATGTATCCATCCAAGGACACTCAAGACTTGTATGAATCTTATTAATATCGATTAAGGGAAGACCATCAAGGTTGTAGCATTTAACAATTGCTCCAGATGCATGTGTTACATCAGCTGTTCCATTGGTGCCTCTGCCAGAAGTAGCAACAGTAAGAGTTTTTCCATCACTAGAAATAGCAGAATATTTAATAATCTCATTAGCAATCATAATGTATCCTGGATTTACATCACTAATTGCAGCACCATTTACAATTTTATGGAATGCATTTGCATTATCTACAGTGATTGATGTTGCCGCAGCTGGTAATGCACTTGTTAATGATGTATCAGAAATTTCAGAAATTACACCTTCAATTTTAACATTATTTTGTCTACTATGCATACCATGATTTCTGTGATAGACAAGAATTTCTTTCTCATCATTTTCATATGTTGGCGCAGCAGAGAGATACGCACTAAAGGAATCGCCACTTTCTACCGAGGATGTTACTGTAGCAGTCCAACCACCTGTTTCATTTAAAGTTTCTGTATCTGTAAATGCTCCTGTAATATAATGGAGAACTAAGTTAGTAGAACCATCCCAAGTCTTAACAATACCAACAGAACCAGATGTGGCACCAGTAACGATATCACCAACCACTAAACTTCCAGATACATTACCAACAACGAGTGTTGCAAGTGCCTCAGAAGATCTCAACATGAAAGTGCTGCTAGATCCTGCCAACCAATTGCCAGATACATCATCAACTGTGATAGTATCCGAAACAGTGGATGATGTTGTAGAAGAAACTACAGTTGCTTCAGCATTTGAAGTAAGTTGTAGTAAACGGGCACCAATACTGAAAGTATATTGAGAAGTAGTAGGACCAGCAGTAAGGACAAGTTTTGGTTTGATAGTCTGAATTGGATTATCAATTAACCTGTGTATGCCACCATTTCCTTTACCTTGCGATGTGTTATTAAGAGCAACAGTTCCTTGAGTTTCTGTAAACTCTGCACGATATACTGTAAACTTAAGATCTTCATATTGATCGGCAGTCCAAGTAGATGCGTTCTGTGACTTAAATAAGACACCAGCATAAGGTTGTTCAGAGATCGTTCTATTACCACTAATATCAACATCACCCATTCTAGAAATCCAGACCTGATATTCATTAGAGTCGGACAGAAGAACAAAGCAATATTCAACAGAAGATTTGATATAAACAGGTGCTTTGAACGAAAACTTAGTAGGGATTGCAGCAGTTTCGGAAAGTTCTACCAGATCAGGTGTAATCGTAACATCTGAGAAAGGAAGAATAGTTTTTGTTGGATAACCATTTTCCATTGTTCTGATCTGCATCGAGATTGGGATATTACCATCTTTTGTATTAAAGAAAATATCAACAGATGATATGAATACTCCACCTTCCTCTTCTACAATGAAGGATTGCGCTAGAGGGTCATACCAACCAATCTGACGTGTTTCCACTCTGGTTGTTTGTACAACTCTATCTTCAGAAACGGTATCTCTAACAACCTCAGCATTACGAACTGCAAGAATATTTTCTTGTACAGTTTGTAAAGTACCAGTTGCAGAATAAGTTGCATCAGCAGAAGAGTCTACTGAACCTGGTGCTTTGCTATTCGAATCTGATGTTGTAAATCTAAACGCACGAGTACCTGTTGCCCAACGTGGATTTGCATCGTTCTTGGGAGAAGGAACAAAGAATGTGCCTTGTAGATTACCAACGTTATCACTAAGGAGACGACGATCTTGAACAACTGCTCTGGCACCTGAGGTTTGACCAACTAAAATTTCACCAACTTGCATATTCCCAAAGAAGTCGGGAGAGACAGTTTCAGAAATTGCAGTAATATCATGATTTAATAATGCTGTTTGAGAAGCATAAGATGTAGGAAGTGTTTCTGTTCCTCTACCATAGGGAGTGGTTTTATAACCATCATCGGGAGCAACTACCTTTAGTTGACAACCAGATGTCTCACCAAGAACAGTTTCACCAACAACAAAGGGAGTTTCATTTGTTCTAGAATCTGTTGTAGAGTTCTTAATAAGTTCAATTACTTTGGGGGTAAGGTAGTTAGTTACATCAACACCATCGAAGAATGCATACATTCTGGTGCGAGGTTTCAAACGATCAACGTTGAAACCAATGTTACGAGAACGAATCCATGGAATTGTACTACGCGAAAGAACTTGATCTCCTAAAGATCTACGTTCAATTTTAGGAACAATTCTACTACGAATACCTTGACGTGCTTGATTATTAACAACACGGAATGTACGACGTTCGTGTAGATAGAACAAACCTTGACGACGCTGACCGTGACCAGCACGACCTAACTGACGACCAACACCATATGTACCTGATTGTGACTGTGTTTGACCGCTTGAAGTTTGTGTCTCACCAGTCCAGTTTGTCTGCCAAGAACCCCACTGAATAGGAGCAAAACCATTTTGGTCAACCTGAAGGTCTCTAGAAACGGCAGAGAAGTCACCTTCAACGTTTTCAACACGAGCAGGAAGACGCTCAATATCAATCCAGTCGTCAGATGCAGGTGTCAGATCAATACGACCAATGAAGGTAAACACGTTGAATGGGTTGACATTCTCAGTCCTAGATGCATATGGTTGTGTGATAAGTGCAAAATCTTCATATGGAAGCATTAACACATTGCCATCAGTCTTGACAATATTTGTAGAATCTGCTTCATTATACTGAAGTGATACATTTGTTGTGTAATGTTGTGGACGTAATTGACCTTCTCTAAAGTCTAAAGAACACTTATAATCTGGATGTAGAACGTCTCCAGTAGTATGATCAGTGAAGTCATCGACAACATAACCATTCTTCAAGCGATCAAAACCATTTTCATCATAAGTCTTTGTATTTTCTGCTTGGGATTCAAGCATTGAGAGGGAAGTATAATATTCAACGTGGGTAAGTCTTTGCTCAAGATCCCCAATATCTTTCATTGTATAGCGTTTGATCACTTCAGTTGTAATCAGAACATCTCTTTCGGGATCAAATACATATGGTTTGTATTCAAGGGTTGCCAAAAGCATGGCATTTTCAATCTTAGGAGGTGGAATGAGGAAATAACCAGATACACCGCTACTAATAATTAGTTGTCCATCATGCGAAAGATATAATTTATCGATTCTGGGTAGATACCAAGCATAGTCTGCTCTAAACGAAGAGTTGACTTGCATAATATCAAAGATAGTGGAACCACCACTACCGCCAGTTGTATCAAAGACTCTGGAAACAAAGTCAAAAGTTGTACAATTAACAAAATAAGGAGCACTAACAGTTCCAGAACCATTTCTTAATTCTTTAACAGCAGGACGGAAATCAATTTGATCTCTAATATACTTAATAGAACCATCTAACTTATAATTAGGGATCTCTTTATAATTAATTCCACTGTAAGATTCTGCTGAGAAATAATCACCAGATGCTTCATGAGAGAAGAAGTCAAAAATTACAAGTAATCTTCTTGTTGGTGCGATAGTAGAAGGAAGACGAACTAATTTTGATACATCATAAAAGTTAGTTCTTTGTCCTGCTTCAAATTCAAATTGATCCGTAATAACTTTACTACCCGCAAAGATAGACCCTTCACCATCATCAATAATACCAGCAATAGAATCTCCAGCAGAGTTTACACCATTGATAGTCTCACCTGTGATGAATGGGATTTCATTCAGTGCAACATAATATAATTTTAGATCGGCGTTAGAGAATGAAATTACACGACCTCTAGCACCAGAAGTTTTGCCAGCAATCAGTGTGCTTGCTGCAAAGAATACCGATTCAGTAAGAACAATATATGGAGATGATGCATCATCATCAGTAAATGATTCATAAATTGCATGAACGTTATAAACATCATTCACACCGAATGAAATATCTAAATCTTCAACTCTAGTTCCATAAAGGGCACTATAAGTGAGACCTGTTGGTTGTGTATCAACATCGCTAGTAGTTTTGAAGACTTTCAACGCCTTCATTTTAGAAGCAGTCTTAATTTTTTTAGCAACAGTATTTTTGGAAACTAATGCAGTAAGAGTTACTGTAGCAACTCCAGTAAGACCACTGATTGAGAACGATTGATTGTCAGAACCAAACGATGCTACTAGAACACCAGCATCTACTTCTGCATCAATATCAACATTTTCTCCATCAGAGAACAATGAAGAAGTTCCATTGTCAATAATTGTAAGAATGTAATTTTCACTTGATAATGCGCCAAACGCCTCGGTTTCGGCAAGAGTGAATGTGATGGAACCTGAGGTTACCGTCTTGGATGCAAAGTTTCTAAAGACAAAGAATGATTCATCATCCAAAGACTTCATCGTGTCTTCTGGAAGATCAAACGAAAGTTCTCCATTTTGATAATCCTTCTGGAAGATGAATGGACGTAATCTAACTAATTCTCCATATTCGCCAGCAGTTACTGTGCCAACTTTCAACGCATTATCCAATCTAGCAACTTGACTTGAATAGTTGAAGATTTCATCTCCTGCTGAAACTGTAGACTTTTTATTTGTTGATGTAGTTGCGATAGCAGTAGGATCGACTCTCTCAACACGAATAGTATTCGTTCCCTCTAGATCAGAAATTGTTGGAGTAACTACATCACCAGGTCTCAGATCTTTCTCAAATCTTGTACGGAAACCAGTAATATCATTATGACCAATACTGGCAACATCAAACGTTAATGCTGCACCACCACCAGAACCGAGTTGGGCATCAGCAACAGTAACAGTTTCATTGATAACATATCCACTACCAGCAGCAGTGACTGTAACAGTAGCAGCACCAGTAGATGCAGCAACTACAATTTGGAAAGTGGCACCAGTTCCAGATCCATCAGTAGATACACCAGTGGTAGAAACATTATAGGTTCCTGCAGTTCTAGAAGCATCTGCAGCGCCAACAGTATCAATAGTTAAAACATCACCAGTGGTTTCGTCAATATTTACTGTCGACGATTCAATAGGACGGGCATCATTCAGGATCCAGTTTGCACCAAATCTAACAGCACTAGAACCATCAAGACCAAAAGAAGATCTAACATCACTCAATTGATAAGTATGTGCTGCCTCAAGTGTTCCAGAATCTCTACCATTAATAGTTAAGAGTTCGCCATTAGTGAACTTACCACTTACATGCTCTAGATAAATGTAATGTGTATTGTTTCCAGTATCTGCAATATAACCTACTGCACCCGAGGTCTTACCTTGAATTTTAGTTCCAGAAACATAAGTTGCTGGATTGGAGATGTTTATAACAGTAAACATCTGAACATCAAAGAACCAAAGATCATGAACACCACCGTTGATGGTTGGTTCAATTCCAAATGGCGATGTTGCAGCTAGGGCACTACTAGATTTTTGTAGTTGAATTACTCTACATCTACCAACTCTATTAGCACCTGATTTTACAGTAGCAGTTGCATTTGGTGCCCAATCATCATACAGATTCAGAATCTGATATGCATCACTAACACCATCTCCAGATACCTGTGGCCAACCATAAACATCATAAACTTTTACAAAATTACCAAGATTAAAGTTGATGATACCATTTTGACGAGTTTCAAAATCTCTTGGTTTATTTACATCAATATATCGAGGACTGATAAATTCTGTTCTATATCCTCTAATGTATGCTTTACCAGGAGAAACTTCAATTGCTAACTTATCATCAGTGGCAGGATTTCCTTGATCAGAGTTTTGTCCGTTGGAATAAACTCCATTATTGAATCCATCATTAAGATGCTCACGCATCGTGACATTAAAGGTGTCAATTACATAGTCACCAGACTCTTCAAAAGTTCTACGAGCTAGAGATTTTTCTAACTCACTATATTCAGTTCTCTCTACAAAACTTTCTACTCTACTATTATTAATTCTTAAAAGTTCAATGAAGTCTTTATCTGCTTCATCAGTAATTAATCGTTTTACAAATTGAGTTTGAATTTTAAATCTATGAGCACCAGGTGCAGAATAGTTTGAAGTTCCTGCAGCGTTATCATTCAGAGATTCATCGTCTTCAGGAGTAACAATAGATTCTAAAACCTCGAGACCTACTCTATAAGATGGATTACTTCCATACTGATCAAGAATAAGATACTTAGATGGAACATTTACAAAATGACCTCTAATGTAATAGACACCATCACTGATATATGCTGTAGATCCTTTTGCAATAGCATTAACAGGTAGGAGTTGTGCGAATGGAGTTCCAACTTCAATCAGAGTTGAACCGAATGTAATTTCCTTATCGGTAACTAACTGCTCATTGATTTGGAATGTTTTGAGACCAGTATCAGAAGTTGTGTCACCAGAATCAATATACTTTACATAAAAAGTAATATACCCTTTTTCAGATTCTGATGCAGAGATACTATAAAGAACCTTTGCCTTTACACCTGTGGTAAGACCTTCAATAATTGTTCCGTTTAGTTGAGTCCTATAAGTTTCAATATCACTACCCAAGAAAGATTCTTGAACAAGAACTGCCTGCACATTCAAGTCATAACCAACCTGACCAGGAATTATCATCGCACCATCTTTAAAGAGGTGTGTTCCAACAGACTCTACTTGATTCTGCAGAATACTCTGCATTGTGCTGAGTTCTCTTGCCTGAATAGGAAACCCAGGACGAAATAAGACTCGATAAAAATTCTTGTCCTTATCGAAGTCGTCGTAATAAGGGGTGACGTTTAGATTAGTGTTTTGTGCCATTAGAACTCGATTACGATTTTGATGTCTTCTACCTGGTCGTTTGCACGACTGATTGCTCGTCTATTATCTATATAAACAACCTGACCGCTGTTTGGTTCAATCTCTGGTTTTGCATATCCAGCATTAAATCTCATACCCAAATCATATTCAGTATTGTTAATAGTTCTGGAAGATGAATTTGGAACAGTGGGGAAGTTTACATCTGGTTGTCCCGATGCACCAGATGTAGCACCACTAATAACATTAGAACCATCAAACTCATTTTGTGTACCAGTAACTTCAGGGAAGATACCATCAACAGAGTTTTGATAATATTTCAAAACTTTAGTTGTAGGATTCCAAGAAACTACACGACCACGAGCAGTTACATTTGTTCCACCTACTACACGAGTTTGTGTAATAATTTCATCAGGAACATAGTTACCTTGAAATGTTGGTGAGAAAATAAGAGCTTTTGCTGCAGAAACTGTAAGATCTGCAATAAGTTCTGCTGTTCCAAATTTGAGTGGATTTGTTACCAATCCAATACGACGATAGTCGTTATCAATAGGAAAGTCTCCAGCACCTTCGTCATATGAAAGTTTCGCATTAATCATTACTCGGAAACCACCGAGTTCTACTCCTGAGTCATATCCATGACCATTTGGAGGAGGAATAACAACATCAACTTCGCCACCAGTACCTGTACCAATGCCAGTGATGGCACTAATACTAATTTGACCAAATGTGTATCCTGTACCGCCAGATGTCACAGTAGCAGAAGTAATTTTACCACCGTCAACAACGATAGAAACACGACCACCAGCACCATCACCGTTGATAGCAACATTGTCGTAGGTTCCGTTATTATATCCAGAACCAGAAGCATTGATAACAACAGTATCAATTTCTCCAATAACAGCGTTAGTTTGTATCGCAGTATTAGTGAAAACTGGCATATAGTCATTTGAAAAGAATTTCAAGACCGATGCAACAGGAATCGTATACATATACTTCCAACGATAACCATCACCAGTTGTGATAATGGAAGTTGAAGTACCAGTAGGTTCAACAGTAGAAGGCTTACCGTTTGGATCAGAAGGAGAAGTACCATTATAAATGCATTTGTAAACTTGATATTGTGAATTCACAACAAAGAAGTCTGCATCATATAATTTAGTGGCACCAGAGGAAGCAGTCTTACTTGGAGAATAGTTATGACGATACATGTCATAAGTAAAACCCAAACCACCCGTAGTTTCTTCGGGAGAAACCCAATCAATTCTACGAACAACCTGAACGGTGTCTGCAGCTAGAACTCGTTTTAATGAGATCATATCATCATAAGAATTGGAAAACTCGGAAAATGAGTCTACCGCCTGAGGTGGAGAGTTCTCATTATCCCAAGATTGGGGTCTTCCAATAAAGACATAAAGTCTATCTCGATTAGATCCTGCGGCAGAATCGCTCTGAGTTGCGTCAGGGCCCTCAAGTGCCTTAATGAATTTTCTTGCAGAGAAAATTCTAAATTGATCAGTTAATAGGGCTGCCATTTCCTAGGGTACTATTGTCCTCTTGTTTATTTATGATAGTTATGAACGAACACCAGTTGGGTAATCGATACTCTTAATTCTATAAGATGCTCCACCAGTTCCATCTAAAAGTTCTCCACCAATAATTGCATATGCAACAGCACCAGAACCTGTAGTATCTCCACTAGCATTTGTGAATATAACTGTTGGATGTAAGTTATATGTTCCATCAATAGATTGATTGATTCCATATCCACCATTTGTGATGCTAATAGAAGCAACCTGGTCTCCTGCTGTTGTCATATTGACAGTGCCTGTACATTGAATATCTCCAACATCTTCAATTGTAACTGTAGGAACTCCTGTGTAGTTTGTACCAGGATTTTGCATGTAGAAATCCCTTATAGTATTGTTATCGGAAAATTCATACAAAATACCTTGTTCGCCCTTAGCGACATTGCCTGTGTTATATGGAACAACATTTTGAACTTGTAATAGTCTATTTGTAGCATCCCAAGAAACAACTGTTCCTGCGACTCCAGAAACTCCTCCAGTAACGATCTCATTAACACTATAAGTGCCAGATCCTTCATCTAAGTATATGTTTACAATAGAGTTATGATCTGTACCCTCATTGAGACCACCTGCAGTATCAACACCAGCATATTTAAATGGAACCGTAGCGTCTTTAATTGCATCACCAACTGCAAACAAGGTAGTATTAGTCCCTCCCTGAGTCTCTTCAATACCATAAAGAGAATTATAAATGCCGCCATCTAAATTNAGTTGGTTCTCAAATTCAGTTCCAGTATTTACCAAATCAGCAATACCGTCACCAGCACCATCATTCTCATCATTATCTTCAAACTGTCTATTAGTAATAGTTGATATAGGTGCAGTCAATAATGTGATAATATCAGTCTCACTCTCGGTAACTAATAATGGGTTTGGTGCAACGTCTGAAGATGTACTACTATTTGCAACACCAGCATCAAATTGTACTGTGGCATCTTCAGTTGCTGCGATACCACCATCAATAAATGCTAATTCGTCAATTTCAAAAACTACTAAGAGTTCTCTAGTTTCTGGATTCCAATCATAAACTTTTGCAATTTTATTTGTAGAACTCTCAACCCTACGAATTAATCTGTCACCGACATTAAATTTGTATGTTGATACACCAACTCGATTATCCTGACTTGTATCAAGAATAATTCTTTGATCATAATTAAAGTTTACCCCACGAGTAAGACCACTGAACTTCTTATCAGTTTTTGCAGTATAAGAAATAGTTTCATATCCGACAATAAACTCTCCAGATCCAGGAAATGAACTTGTAGATTTTACAAAAACTTCTGCATCAGAAGGAGTAACTGTTTTAGTCAACCCACTAATATAAATGCTTGAGGCATTATTTGCTTGACGAGCACCAGCCTTACGTTTTAGATTAACCAATCTTGTGAAGATAATATTTGGAGGTGACGTATAACCATCTCCTTCTTCAGTAACAGTAATTGATGTGATTTGTCCCTGATCAATAGTTGCTACTGCTTTTGCGCCAAGACCACCACCACCAGAAATTAGAATGAATGGTGCTTCTTGATAAAACTCTCCACTATTTGCAATACTAATAGAAGTTACCTTTCCAGTAGTATCAATTTTTGCAGATCCTTGAGCGTCTTGTCCACCGCCACCTTCAAAAATAACTGTTGGGGCAGAAGCATAACTTCTACCAGAATTAAGTAATGTCAGTCCAGTAACAGTTTGAACCGTAGAAGAACCTGTTGCACCAGATCCTTCACCACCGATTATTCTAGCTTTTGTGGATCCAAAATAGTTATCACCATTTCTAGACATTTTAATATAAGAAACTTCTCCTGTATCAGTCAATACAATATCGCCTGCAGCACCATCAGGAAAAATATCTACGATATCTGGAACTACATTACCTTCAAATATTGGAGTTCCATAATACTTAGGACCGATAACATATGGATATACAGGATTTCCACTACCATCTTCGGTCATAAAATATGCATATGTTCCATTTGGATACTCTGGTGTTACAGAAAACTTACCATTAAATGCATCCAGTGTTCCAACACTAGAATCGTAAATATGGTCCTGAACGAGATCACCTAAAACATAACCAACCTGGACTGTTCTAAGACCTAAGTCTGAACTAGTGTATCCAAAAATATAAAGTGTAGGTGGTGCTGTAACAGGAACAGTAATTCTAGTTTCTCTTGTAGTTGCACCATTAAAAGCACTAACATATTCTGCAAATGTAGAAACTGCAGATCCATCAATATAATATTCAACGCCCAATGTATACAAGAATGAAGTCTGTCCAATTGCTGATGGATCACCAACACTATGCCAACCATCCTCAGTTTCACTAATTAATAAAAACTCTGCATTATTAGAAGAATCATTTTGATTAAAAATATATGTTTTACCCCTCTCAAGGGACAAGAAATTTGGTCTAGACCCAGCAAATAAAAATTCACCATTTGAAACAGTCACCGCATAAGTAACTGTTGAAATAGTATTTACTTGAGGTCTTGTACCAACTAATTCTGCAGTAGTTCTAAGACGAAACGATGTTACTTCTCTAGCAACATTACTACTCGAGTTATATCCATAAGGTCCATAGATGGGATATCCATCATAAGACATACCAAGAATCTTAGAGTGTCCATCAACATGTCTTGATCGATCTATAGTTGATGCATCACCAGGTTGATAGTAATCTTCAGCATAATACTTGTTAGTTAAAGTTTCAGCACTAGTATCAGTGCCGATGGTAATATAACCCTCATCGCCATCATAACCAGACATGTTGGCATGATGCTTACAGAAATAATAAATTCTATTAGTTTCATCAGAATTCATTATAAAGAGTGGAGCGTATTCATTTTCATAATCTGCAGATGGTGCTGCAGATGCTCCTGTGCTCTGATAATATAGAGTTCCAGGTGAACTATTATGAATTCCGTCAGAAGTTGTACTGAACTGTATTGGATGTCCTACACCTTGAGTATTAGATGAATCCGACTGATTAAATTTAATTAGATAATTTTGTTTTACCGTAATATTATCAGGTGCCAAGTAATACTTACCTGGAGAAAAAGGACCAAACTTTTCAGCATGAATTCCAAAATCAATGTAATAAATATTCAGAGAAATTGGTGGTGAATTAATTGTAAATGTAAATCCGTTAGAACCTAAACATCTACTACCTTCAGAAAAACTTGCTCCAGTAGAAACTGATCTGAGATAAACTCTAGTTATGTTATTTGAATTATCTCGGGCAATTTTTGCAATCTCTCCTCTTGCCCCACCTCCAATTTCATCAACTATTCTACCAACACTAATATCTCCCAAGGTCTCATCAACATTAGACACCTCAAGCATAATATTGCCATATTCGACCTTGATATTCCAAGTGAATTGCTGTAATTCACCCCAACTAAATACACCATTACTCAGGGCAAATTCGTTGATAGTTTTACTAGAATGGTAATATTGAATATTACTTTCAGTAACGGTATCATATACACTATTTGCCTTTACATAATCATATTTTACAGAATCAATAGCAAAGTTAGTGGGAGATCCACCATCAGTTCCCCACTCTGGAGTATGAAGAAGACCTCCATTGGCAAGAATACCAGTTACCTTATTACTTTGTTCAGATCTAGTCCCTGGATCTGGAACATCCTTACCACCACGATATATAAACGTTTGATCAAAATTCCTATCAATAAGAGGTCCGCCACCAGGTATTGACTCAGATTGCGCCCAAGTAGGTTTGGGGTGATTGTCAGATTGAATACGGAGTCTATCTGTATCAGTAGAAAATGTTCCTATAGTAGGTGAATTTGGATGAGATTGCCAAATTGTATTTACATTAAAAGATGCGATTACATTTGGGGTTTCTTGCTCAGGAAAGAATTGTAATCGTAGAGGATCATAACCCCTACCTCTTTCAAGAACTCGTACATGAGTTATTCTTCCTGATCCACTATCAATAATTGGATATAATAGTGACTCTTGATCAGGAGTACCACAACCTTGCACGGTAAGTCTAGGTGGATCTGCAGGATCATATCCCGATCCACCATTTAATACTTTTATCGCACGGACACCGAAAATCTCATCAAAGATTGGTTCGATGACAGCACCAGATCCAGGAACAGTTCTAGCCATTTATATCAGACGATAACGTTAATAGTGCCATTCATAAGTGCATGAATGGTGCATTGATAATATAAGGTATTTGGAGAGTCCATTGGAACTGTCCAATACAAGACATTTGTTCCACTACCACTTTGACCTGTAGTATAAGCAGTTCCAGAAAGTCCCTGCGACTGCTGAATTCTAAATGGATGGGATCCACCATTTGAACTATTGTCAAACGCATAAGTCATACCTCGCATTACATAGAGTGTCGGATCACTTGTAGCAGCAGAAAAACCTGGACCATTAATTGTAAAATGATTTGCTCCATCAGCACCAAGTTCCCACCAGGTCATTGGACTCCTAGTGACAACCCAATTAGTGCCGTTCCAATATAATGAATCTCCCTGAGTGATTCCTGTAACATCAGTATCGGTTAATGCAGATACTGTTGTAGTAAGAGTTCCACTAAAGTTTACAGTTACAGTATCACCAACAACTGCAGTAGTAATATTAGTACCACCAGCAATTGTTAATGTATCAGATACAGTGTTTGCACTAGTGCTACCAGAATCTGAAGAAATAGTTGCAAAAGTATTTGATTGTCCAGCACCAGCTACATCATCAGCAGGAACAAAATTAGTTCCATTCCACTTCAATACTTGGTCAGTTGTAGGAGCGGTTGTTGTGATGTCAACATCAGACAGAGTATCAATCCCCGAATACTCAGTAAGAAGTTTTACTCTACTATCACCAATACCACCAGAGGTGATATTCATATTTACATATGGATTATCATCACCATCAACGGTAAAAAAGTAACCAGGTGTAGATGCGGCACTAGGAGCATTACCTAATGCAGTATATTCATTTTTATATGAAATAGTCGAACCTACAGAAATATTTCCTGTAGCACCATCAAAAATTGTTGTCTGACTTCCAGTAGTAATTCTAACATCACCTGTTCCGTTTGGAACAATGGTGACATCTCCATCAGATGAGGAAATAATAGAATTACCCGAAACATCTAAGGCTGAGGTAAGTGCATTAAAATTTGAGGGAGCAAAACTACTCCCGTTGTATGACAGAACCTGACCCACTGCTGGATTTGATACTGAAATACCTAAAGTGGCTCCATTACCAATGGCGGTGTATAGTTCATCAAAATTATCATTAATTTTATCACCGCCACTCCTTAGAGTATCACCTGTATTGTCATTGGCAACAGTACCAATGTTTAGGGATTGTTTAGCCATTACTCGCTACAATTTTTAGTTATTTATGAGATTACTTCAGGGTCAATTACTTCAGCACCATATAAGGAAAGGTCTGGAGCAGTCCAATCATCAGGAACGGAAGTTTCAATATCTACAGATGGATTTGAATAACCAGATCCACTATTTAAAACAGTGACGCCAGCAACACCTACAAGAGCTTTAACTTGACCATCAAATCCAGAAATTGAATCAAGTCTTACAACAGGTCTAGATGTATATCCAGATCCACCAGCGGTGACGTTAACTTTCTCAATATATCCATTAGTTAAAATTGCAGCAGCATCAGCATTTTGACCAAATACAGATCCGAGATAATCGAATGTGATTAAGGAGTTGGAAGATTCAATAACAGCAACTTCACGATCACTTATCTCACCTTCAATATCAATAAAGTCTCCCACTTCAACTGGTGGTACAACAATATCAGCATCAACGTCTGCTTCAGAACCAACATAAGAGAATGCTACAAATGTAGATCCAAAACGAGGAATTTCTGAGAAGATGATTCTAGAACCAACAATTTCAAAACCAACACCAGGTTCCTGAAGAACGCCATTAATTGAAACAATAATATTATTTTCAGGTCTAATAACACTAGACTGAACACCATCCGTAAGCGTAAGGGAGTAGAAAATATCATCACGCTTGAGGTTAAAGGATTGACGTAACGAGTCAAATTCAAACGATATATCATCAAGTTGTCTCAATTTGCCAATATAGAATCCTGTGAAAGAAGATCCTATATCGGGTGGTTCGGTAAACTGAATCTTATCTGAGAATGCATTGTAGGAATTACCACTACCTGGAGGTTGAAGAACTCCATTGATAAAGATAAGCATATGTCCTGCAGGATCTGGAAGATATTGCGTACCATTACCAATAGTAAGATCGAATGTGGTTTGAGATCCATCAAATCCCTTAAAGAAACGTTTTACTCGTGCCTTAAGAATTGCCCTAGAAATAACCGCAGCACGATAATTATCAGAACTTCTAATGCCATCTCTACCAGTAAATGCTCCTGAGATATTAGTAAGATACAGTCTCTTGTTTAAACCAGATTCACGAACATCCTGAACTCTGGCAGAAGCAGCACCATCAACATTAGTAATATTACTAATAGTTGCAGATCCCTGTTGTACAACTCCACTCAGACCAAAATCACCAACTAATTGACCATTACCAAATGTTCCTTGAACTGGGACATAGTAAATATAATTATTATTGAGATCAACTTCAGTGATTACGCCATAAATTGCTGTGTTCTGAGCACTACCAGAGACTTGATACAATCTATGACCGACTGTGAATATATTGAGACTTGCAGCAACACTAACAGTTAAACGAGTGTAACCAATAGATGCAATCTGATCGCCCACCTCAATATCAAGACCACTATACTTAGAGACTTCCAAATATTCTCTAGAAGACTCTGGATATAGAACTGAATTGATTTCTAAAGAACCCGAAAGAGTCTCAGTATCAACTGTCAACTTACCACCAGTATTATTCGTTACTGCTGCTTGGTTGAGTGTGAATGAGACTGGATCTGCAGTTTCACCACTTGTATATCCCTTGAAAGGAATATCTGAGTTGAAAGACCCTGTGATATTAATAAGGTGTAAGCGATCTTCAATGGCACTAATTTGTGCCGTTGTAGTGTTTGTAGCACCTTCAATAGTGTCCAAGATTGCCCAGGTTCCACCAGTCACTGCAACATCAAGATACTTAAAGTTCGCGTCCGAAGAGAATCCGTAAACTACACCAGTAACAGAAGCATCTCCCTGTTTCTGAACAGTTTCATTCATGGTATAAGGACCATCTGTGATATCACCATCAATCCTAAATCTCTTATAAACTTTAGCGATTTCTGCTTCATTCTCAGTTACAGTTTGAATTTCTGCATACAAATCTTTATCACTAGAGTAGAAGAAATCAGATCCAATAATTCTGCCACTAATACCAACAGGAATGTCACGATCGCCATATGTTTTGACTGGGATAGTCAATCCATTACTTTCAGTAATAGTAGTATAGTAAGTACTAGATTTTAACTGCTCTCTGATGACATCAATACTAACTCTAATAAATGCATTAATTGTATCTGTATTATAATTTGAGGCAGCAGCAGCATCATAAAATTTATAGAATGATGCATTTGTGGAAGGACTTGGTAACAGATTGCTCAATGCAAGACCAAATTGATCTTGCATGAGATCGAGAGCAAATTTCTTAATATTGAATTCTGCATTAGCATAAAATTCTTGACCACTGACAGCAACATATGTTGCTAATGCTTGATTTGTAAGTTTAGCACCCCAGGCAAATACACCACCAGCACCACCAGAAGGAACAGCATAATTATCAACTTGTGTGGTATTCTGAAGAACATTAAGTTTGTTTTTGAGAGTAGTGAAACCAAAACCAAATTCAGCAGTAATATACACTCTAAACCAACCATCACCAAATGGGATTGCTCCATGATCAGAAACTGTTATGCCTGGTTGAACAAACAATGATCCTAATGTACCAGTATTCAGATCAACCTTGAATTTAGCATTGACAGTTCCTCCATCTAATAAAACTGAGAATTGAACATTATTATATTCATCTGCCTTAACAAACATAGATGACGTAAACGTCTGTGTAGCATTAGTAGCACCAGTGTCAAATGTTTCTGTATCATTATCAAATTTAGTAGATGAACTATCAAGAGTATCGAATGATGATAGAGAATAGATTCTCTGAATGTAGTGCTCACCAGTGGTTTCGGTTACAGCAACTTTATCTGAGGTATTTGTTAAATCTGGAGATGTCCCTGCGTTTGCAGTGACTGTGCTTAAAGATGCACTCCAGTTTTGGTCAAACTGCTCAGGTAGAGTCCAAAGATTAGTATTAGTTACTGAACCTTCAATCAAGGAAGAAATTGCAGTAGCACTTTCAATAGTCTTAATATTACTGATATTTTCATACCATTCATGTGCTGTAGTAACTCCACCACTAACAATAGTACCAGTAGCACCTTCAGATGAAAGATTGGCACCTGCAGAATAAAGTGTTCCAGTTACAGCACCAATGATTAGAACAGGTCCAGAAACATATAGAATTTCTGCAGTGTTTGAACCATCTGTGATAGTATTACCAGCAACAAAAGTTCCACTATAAGTTTCAAGAGTTACTGTATATGCCGTTCTAGCATCACCCGTATCTGTAGTGAATATATCATATTGGATATTGTTAATAATATCTGAAACGAAAGTATCATATATCCAAGAACCAGATCCAAACTGAGAGTTTACAGTAGAAGCAATTTCTGCTTTATAATAGTTTTCATTATATAAAATATTCTTAACTGCACTACGTGCTTCAACATCACCAGGCATAATGGTATCTAGACCAATATCAACCAGTTTTCTCATTCTGCAGGATACTACAGTGATGTCAGTTGGAGACTCACTGTCTCTATATGCAGAGTCATTTGTATGTACTGCAGCATACTGATCACCAGTTACGGAAGATCCTGAAGTATACAAAAGATTCTGGATTGCTTTCTCAGAAAGCATCTTGATCTGTTCATGAGTATAGAAGAATGCAAATAACTTAGTATCGATGTCCTCCGAAATCTTAAGATCAAAGGATAAGAACTTCTGCATTTGAGCGATAGTACTATTATCACCACCTGTTTGAAGATCAGAAATCATCGCGACAATAAAGTCTTTGACATAACTGGTAAATATAGTACGATCATAACTGATTGCACTGAAAGTTCCACTATTGATGGTGTATCTTAGTTCTGCACCAAGTAATCCATTTTGACTAGCATTATTGCGACCTAGAATTTCTTCTGCAATATACTTCCTATTAAAATATAGTCTGTCTGCAGCAATATTAAAATCACTTCCTGTTGGAGCAATAAGATCATTAATGGTATCAACTAAAGTATCAATAGCCGATGCAACGTTTGCACATTGTCCTGCATCATTAGTAATACCCCAATCACTAGTAATAATATTATCAGTATTAGTATAATCAAGATCGCCATTGATCGCCTGCTTCATGTAGTAACCCAATCTTTCATGGGCATAAGCAGATTGCCATACCTGAAGTCTAATATGTTGAATTTCATTAACAGTATTAAGGTAGAATTTAGCAGTAGTAACTGTATTATTATTACCACCAAATTCAATATCATTAGCAAGTTGCCCAACAATGATTGCTAAGTCAGTCTTGCAACGCTCAGTTCCAGCATCACTACCACCAACATTTCTTGGCATTTCATTAATAAGATCTGGATATCTTGAAATCATATCAGCAGATGCTTTGTCTACAATTACAGAACTATTAGCACGAATCAAGTTTGCCGCATCACGGAAACGATATCGGGCATCGGTGCCAATCTGATTTGTATAAACATAATCATCGGTTCCATCATGATATGTTCCAACAAATTCATTCTCAAGGAACGCATCTACTGTAGCGCCAACAAATTCAATTGCAGGAGTAACCTTAGTAATTGTGGCAAGGTGGTCACCGTCAGCAGTACTAGAAGTAGTACCAATTGCTTCACTAATAGTATCTTCAGTAATATCTAAGAGGTTATTAACTGAAGATACTACGTCCGCACAATCTGATGTGGTGTAATCAAGAACAACAATGCCATTTGCGTCAGCACTAACAAAAGTGTGTGCATATTGTTCACCAACAGGAGATTCCCCAACATCAACAGTGAATGTATTTGTAGTTGTTGCAGTAACCTTAAGAACTCTATTATATGCTGCAGTATCACTCTTACGGGGGTGAGAAAGAATGCATTGATTATCATCACTTGTACATGTAAATTTCAAGGACTCAGGTTTGATTCTGATCAGACTATTAGTCGTTAGTGAATGAGAGTTAGAGGTAATAACCAGAAGACCCGTCGATGCACTATAAGTTGTTCCTGCTGCTGCAGTTAATTCAGTGAGTGTACCATAAGAAGAATCTGTGACAGTTGCATCAGTAAATTGAGTCAATCCATGACTACCTGCGATAGTAATAGGAACATAGTTTACGATAGAACTCATATGACCTTTGATTGTCTGCAAACCAGTCAATAACTGATTATCATCAACTGTTGAATAACCGACAATACCACTTACACTAGATCCAGTTCTATCTACGAGAGTAGCAGAAGCATCCCAAATATGATTGTTACTACCATTACGCATATCCTGAATTAATTCAGAAAGAATTTCTCTATATGTGCTGGTAAAACTGACGGATGTAAGATCTTGTGTATATTTCCAGAAATATACGGCACCAGCAGAACTTAAACTATTAGGATCTGCAAATTGAGCGCCAACTATAATTCTATCAGAACCAATTGCTAATGCATTAGCACCATATCCAATATTGTCAAAAGGAACAGTGGATGGCATGACTAATTTTTGCTCATTAGTACCATCAAGGTTATATGCATAAAGTTGACCACTATTTTGAATACCACTAACATCCCAATAGGGAGAAGATACAAAGATCTTTCCTTGACCAACAGCAACTGAATGACCAAACTGATCCAATTGCCCAAGATCGGATGCTTGAATTTTAATTTTATTAGTTCCGTCTAAGTTATAAACAAAAACTGCACCTTGATCACTTACGTTGTTTGCATCGCCATCATATAAAGGACAACCAATAACAACTTTATTTTCACCAACTGCAACTGCTGCCCCGAAGTTATCAGTAGCATCTACATCAGATTCAGTAATCTTAACTTCATTAGTTCCGTCTAAGTTGTAAACGTATGCTGCACCAGATTCACTTCCTTCAGTGTCTTCAAATTTAGCACCAACTACAAGACGATTGCTACCGACTGCAATGCTATATCCAAATAAATCTCCAGCAGTACCATCACTAGGTACAATCTTAACCTGATTACTACCATCTAGATCGAAACGATAAACAGATCCACGAGAACTGTTTGTTCCAGAAGCACCAACAAAGATATAAGTATCTGTCATTGCAACAGAGATACCAAAGTTATCTGATCCAGCGTCATCAGAGGCAACAATTTTATTTTCACCAGTACCATCAAGGTTATATGTGTAGATACAACCAGAATTAGTTCCGCCATCATCAGTATAAGGAGCACCAACTACAACCTTATTTCCATTTACAGCAACAGAATCACCAAAGTAATCATCAGCAGCAGCATCAGAAGCATTTAGAACAACTTCGTTCCCACCATTCAAATCATAGACATATGCCCTACCTCTATAACCGTTATATTGTTCAGAACCAATTACAATTCTATCAGTAGATCCATCGTTAGAAACTGCAACGGCACTACCAAAATAAGAAGAAGCAGCACTTACTGCGGGTGTTAATGTGGTTGGAGCCTGTAATGAATCAAACTGGAATGGAGATGCTGCAATTGCTGCGTAATTACCTTCTTCAGCAAGAAGACTAATATTATTCTCTACAGATGTTGCAGCATCATAGTATCTGTGGGTTTTGTTTGCAAATCCTCTAGGAGATGTCCCAACATTTACAGTAACTGTAGTTCCACTTACTGCCGTTACGCTAAGTGTAACACCAAATGACGGATCAGTGGAACGTGGATATGTATGGTTTGTAGCATAGTTATCCTTATCACAAGTAAACGTCAGGGAGTTTGCAGCAATAGTAAGCGTAGAGGAAGTTGTATAACTATGAGATCCGATTGTAAGTACAAGAAGACCTGTAGATGAATCATAAGTCGCAGCGGTTGGAGTCTTATTAGTACTATCGATAGTGATAGCGTTTGTTGCGGCACTTACAAACTGGTGTAAACCACCATACTGTCTACTAGTTCTAGCAATTGCATCATTGTTGAATTCTTCACCATCAGTAAAGGACTCAGTACCAGACCAATCTTGAGTATATGTTTGACCATTTGTTCCATCAAAGTGGAAGATAAGTTTGCCATTTGCATCACCATGGAACATACCTGTGGGAGCAGTAAACGTTGCAGTGTAACGAGCACTGTTAGAGACTCTAAAGTCATCAAAATATCCAGGAGTAACAGCAGAACCTGCATAGTCAGCACCAATTCTAATTGGTTTTGTTGAACCATAGTTGCTAGAATCTGTATATGTGCTACCCTCTTGAGTGCCATTTAAGAACAACTTGGTATCAGTACCACTTCTAGAGATAGCAACATGATACCAAGTATCGATTACTAGATTTGTTGTACCTGTAATCGTATCAGAACCATTATTATAATACTTGATATTTGCACCATCAATGTACAGATAAGGAGCAAGTTCAGTTGCACCAGATCTCATATCAAAGACAGTCTTACTACCAGCAGCAATACTATTCAGTTTAATCCAAGTTTCAACAGTAAAGTCTCCTGAAGCAAATCCAAACTCGGTAGATGTTGGGATAGTCAGATATTCATCAATAGGAACTGCACCAACATCTACAGTGATTGTGGTTCCAGTTACTGCAGTAATGTTGCGGGCAGAACCTGATGCAGGATCAGTAGAACGAGGATATGCTTTCTGTGATGTATTATTATCTTGAGCACAAGTAAATACCACGCCATCATCAGCGATAGTTACTGTATTTGATGTGGTAAGGGTATGAGTGCCAATCTCAATTACCATATCACCCGTGAATGGGTTATATGTGGTGCCTGTAGCAGCAGTAAATGATCCTGTGGCACCACTACCAGCAACAATTGCATTGGTAACACCACTTACAAAAGTATGTGTTGATGTGCCAGGAGAAAGTGCTAAAGAACTAGAACCAAACTTTTTATGATATGTGTTTAGTTGAGCACCAGCAACAAATGTGGCCGTATGATAATCCTGACCCGTAGATTGAGATCTACCGATCTTACCAAGATAAATTGTATTTCTTGCCTGACTATATCCAATAATTTCTGCCTTGGTATCTCTGGTTCTGATAATTTGACCCTGAGTAAAGAATCCATCACCAACCTCATCGGTAAGTGTAAGTTTCTTAACCTTAAAATTCTCACCTACAACAAACTCGCCACTATTACTACCATAACGGATTTTATAATTGCGAATAAACTCATTATCAGCAAGGTCACCACTTGCATTATCATAAGTTAAAATATTATTACTAATTGACTCATTAGCAGGGAATTTAGAATCAAACGGAGTAAGATTATCATCAAAATCAACAATACTTACTTGAGACTGTGAAATATCATCAATAATAACATTTGGATATGTGACTGAAGTCAATCTATTGAAGAGAAGACCAAAGAAAGAAGAACCAGAAGAAATATTGACTTGCTCAATAAACTCTAGTGTTACTGGATCTTGATATGCACTTGTTTGTGTAATTCTAGCAACAACACCAGACTTAGCACCAATAATCGTATCATCAGTTTGAATATCAAAAAGACCAGGTGTGGACTGATATGTACCAGTTGTTTTACTCAGAGTTAACGCATTAGTTACTTCAATTTCAGTAGAATATAATGGAGTATCTTCTTGATGGGAAATTGTTGTAGTTCCAAGTTGCCCTCTTGTTACTACAAGTACAGTCGAGTCTGTTCCATTTGCAACCGAGTCAACTCTAAAGATTTCAGAAGCGATTTGGTAATCTTCGCCTATAGTAAATGTACCTTCAGTTACAGGAGTATCTGTTGATGAATTAGGAGAGACAACTTCAATATTTGTTGATGCGGCACCAATACTATAACGAAGTTCTGCAATAGGAGTCTCTTGACCCGTTTCTAAGTTGATACTTTCAACAAGTGCAGTGTTACCAGTAAGATTTGTAATGTTCTCATTAAATGCAAACAAACCATTATTAGTAACATTAGTAACTTCTAGGAGTGCTCCAGAGAATCCAGTAGCACTAACAAAACATTGCTCGTTAAGAATAAATGTTCCTTGCGTAACAAAACCAGTAATAGTATTACCAGCAACAGAAGTTACAGTTAGTCTTGCTGTAGAAGCAATTCCAGTTAATGTATTTCCTGTAGTTGGGAAGATACCACTATTAGGAGGGAATCTGAGAGTTTTAGTTGCAACAAGTTCAATACCAACATTGACATACTTAACACTTGCAGGAGGTTGGGGTGGTTCGGCAAATATAATCGAATCTCCTTGTACCTCAAAAGATGTATTTGGAGTTTGTGCAACACCGTTAAGAACAACCAACATTTGATCTGCATTTGCAATCACATTAGCACTACTAACAGTGATTGGGAATTGAGTTCTTTCACCATCAAAAAGATCTGAAATATCATCAAGTCTTTGTACAACAGAGGTCAGAATATTTTCTGATGAAGTAAGACGCTTTTGGCGGAAAAGAACTTCTGTATTATTAAATTCATTATAGATAGGTTCTGCAAGAGCAAAACTTTGAATATTAGGAACTGTTGCATCTCTAGCAAGTTCAACTGATTTAGTAAGTTCAAAGTCAATTTCTTTATTAGCAGTATATCCATATTCTTCCAAATTAAGTTCACCAAACACCTTAAATGATGCTGGATGCACATTCTTAATAAGAATATCTTTCCAATCGCTAATTGATATAGAAGACTTAACAGCGTAAGAGAAGTCCTGATAATAGTAAGAATCTTGAATTTTCTGAATGATTTCAGATGGTTTGCCGACATCATCAATAAATTGACCTGTTGTCTTAGTAATAGGTCCAACTTCTAAGACACCCTTAGCAATCTTCAAATCACTGATTATACCAGATGACTTGGAAATAGTGCCAGTGACACTTTGTGTTTGAGTGAAAGTTCCCGAATAGTCAACAATTTTAAGAATTCTTGGTCCAACCTGCCATCCTTCATTAGTAGAAACATAACCAGTTGCAGTTGCAGTTGCGAGAGAATCGCCTTGATATACAAGTTCACCTTCTAAGAAAGTAGAAGTAACTACGTTTGCTGTAGCAGCAGCACCAAAAGATTCTGTTAATGCTTGCTGTCTTCCTGTTCCTGCATTAGCAAATGTAATGGCATCACCTAATTCTGCATTATCTGGTGTAATAGCAAGTTTTAACTGATCATTCTCAAGAGAGTTTGCTGTACCAGAAATAGCATAATATGTTGTAGAAGAGTTCAATCTACCAATAGCACCAGCGGCAAGAGGAAATTCTACTCCTTCTCCAGTATCAACTACATTGAGAGTGATTTCAGAAGCATTTACAATTCCATGAGGGAAAGCAAACTGCAACAATCCTAAATCGAGGTTAACAACATAATTGAACGAAGAACTCAAAGCAACTCTTGGTGCAGAAGAATAACCAGCACCAGGATCTTTAATAGAAATTTGATAGATTCTTCCGTTTCTAATTGCCGCCTCGGCAATTGCACCAGAACCACCACCACCAGTAATAACGACTGCAGGTGCCTGAGAATATCCAGAACCAGGATCGGTAACAGTGATACTATCCAGAATACTAGTAGAGGTTAACTGAGCATTAATTGGGAATGTAATTTCTGGACGTAATGTGTAATCATGTGGATAATCGTAACCAAAGTTGTTATTTTTTAATTTTTTAATTTTACCAACATTATTACCTTTAGCAAATACTACTGCACCAGTTCCAAACGGAGGAATAACAACCTCAATATCAGCACCAGACCCAGTTAATCCTGCTCCTAAAATTCCACTAATTGACTCAACATCAATAGTTGCTGTGGTATATCCTTTACCAGGAGAAGTGATAGTTACGGACTGAATTTGACCAGGAATAGTATCACCATCAGCATTAGTTCCATTAGCAACCACAAGAGTAACTAAACCACCCTCACCATCTCCAGATATGGGCACACTATTATATGTACCGATAGAATACTCAGTTCCAGGGTCATTAATCTGGACTCTTTCAATTTTTCTAGAAGATTGAATACCAGTCACGACAGGCAACTTAGAGTAGAATCCACCAGAGTTAATTAATCTAATATCACCAATTCTACCGACTGCTTTCTTCGAACTTGTTGTATAAGATGTTCTACTAATATTTGCATTTCCTTCTGGTTCGTTAATCAAAGGGAATTTAATGATCGTTGCACCTGTGGTAATAGTTGCACCATCAACTGAACCAATAGTAAATGTCCCAACATATGGAGAATCAACAATATCCAAATAACTATTTGGATCAATAGGAGAATCATCTCCTGTTCTAGATGGGTCAAAATAATATGAAATATTGGTAACAACATCTCTTTCAACTTTCAACTTAATTGTCGATACTGTTTGACCCTCTCCTGAAACTCCAGGTGTTCCAATTCTTTCAATAGAGTTAAAAGAATATTCAAGTTTATAAAGATTATCCTTAGAGAAAGAAAGATTTGCACCGACCATCGAGGAATGACTTAAGTCAAAACGATATTGGTGTCCATAATACATCTTTAGGACAGGTGATTTAGCAAAAATACTAACATTTGCAGGAATGGTTGCTGGCGCTGTCAATGCAATGGCATCTAACTTATAAGTAAATTCTCTATTACTTACAACTGTATTAACAGTGAAAGATCCATCATACTCATCATATACAGTAGAACCAATAGTTTGATTTGGATTTCCATCAACGTAAATATTATCACCAAGAGATAGATAATGTCTACTTCCAGTAATTACATAAACTTCATCAGTATTAACAACAGCTGTTGCTTGTAAAACTTTATCAAGATTCGCGACAAGAGTAATCTTAGTTACTCCTGTCAGATTAGTAATCTGTGCTGTCGTTCTATCAGAATTGAATGAAATGTCTGATGTAGTAATACTAACAACAGATCCAGTAATAAAGGAAGAAGATCCAGAAATCTCATCAATTCTGACACTATAAACATCTTCTGCAAATGGTTTAAACTTAGCAAAAGTATCTAAATCCCCACTTCCAGTATTTGCAGTTCTATTTAAGTTCCAATCATTCAAATCAATATCAAAGGTTCCAGGAGTTGTATTAACAATGTTTAAGAAATAATATTCAGAAATCTCATTTACATCTGCAACAACAGGACCAGTAATACCATAACTACTCTGCTCATCAAATCTGGTTGTAGATAACAAACCAGTATTCAAATCATTAGACCATGCATTATTATTGACGGCAACATAAACTTTATTAGTAGTGTTGTCAACACGAAGGACATATCCACTATTGATAAAAGTTCCAGAATCATTATTCAATACTAATTTTGATCCAATAGTAATATTAAACTTTTGATTAAGTGTAAGTTCTTGAACATTATCAATTTTAGAAGTCGAGGTCGTCTTCATATAATAGCGATTCTTAACTTTTGCAGAAATTGAAAGTTTCTTAGAACCAGGAGAAGGTACAGTTGCAGTTCTAGCACCCCAGATATCACTACTATAGACTAATGTGACATCACTTGGATTTGCAACCATAATAGTTGTAGCATCTTCAAAATCAAGTGCTTGCAGTCCAGACCCACCTAATGCAAAACCAGTGTTACTATTGGTTAAAGATACTCCAGTTACTGGCGTAATTTCAGTTCTAGCAAATCCAATATTTGTATTTACTTTAATACCCTGATCACCCAATCTTTCAGAATCAGATTCTTTATCTACTTTAATACCAAAACCAACATAATCAATATAATCATAAGCATTAGTATGATTTGTAAACCATGCCGTATCAGCCCAAGCAAATGCTAGAGCATATGTTGCTGTAGGAGGAATATTAGTAACATCGGATGGAACATCAGGAGTAATTGCTCTGTTCTTAAGTACAAGATTATCTACGTAGAACTGACCCTGTTCATTAGAACGGAATTCACCCAATACGCTATTTTTACCAGGAATATTACCAATATACAGATTTTTATTTTCAAGATCTGTGTTAGCAATAGTACCAGTAACAATTTCTGTACCATTTACATAAACAGTAAAGTTATTACTAGATTTCTTCAATCCAATAAACTGCCAAGTATCATCGGTATACAATGTAGTTTGTGTGGACTGAAGAGATCCACCAGCACTATTAATAGTAGTAGTATTGTTAGTAACAACTAATTCTAACTTTCCACTAGAAACATCATAGTACAACCAGAGACCTCCAGTAGCGTCTGTAGCATCTCCAATTGCAAGTAACGTCTGTTGGGTTTGTGAAAGTGTTTGAGAGTTTGTAGCGTCCTTATGGAGCATGAACTCGAGAGTCCAATCATCACCAAGTTTTTCTTCAAGTACATTTCCAGGAACCTTAATTGCACCATTAACCCAAGCAGAATTAGAACCTGCAGGGTTGAAACCATAGATCTTAGCGTATCCACCTTCATACTTAACAGAATCGGTAGCACTGAGTGTTTCTAATGTATAATGACCTGTTTTGTCTGTAGCATCAGAAGCAAATTCACAAACAACTTCATTTCTATTCCAAGAAGTCTGACCGAATGCATAAACATCGCCAGAATTATCTGTCGTTATTGCATTTACTGAAATACCCTCAATATTATTTTTGTTAAATTCTGTATTTGTATGCTTTTTCAGTTTACCATCATATCCAATTTTAGCAGTATCAATTGTTTTATATCCTGTTGTACTATCAGTTCTAGTATAAGCAAGATTTAAATCACCAAAAATATCAATCGTGGATCTAGATGCAACTTCAATAGAATTTCCAGAAGGAACAGCATATCTGTAATTCCAGAGTAAATCTCCAGAAGTATCAAGTTTTCCGATCCAGAAACTGTCTTTAGTATTATTATCACTCTTAAGTGCCAAAGTAGCAGTAATATAAAACTCATTAAATTCATCAACTGCTAAACTAGTATCTCTAAAGGAATATGCAGTGTTATTGATTTCTTTAATCCATTCAACAGCAATTACAGAGGTTCCGATAAGTACTTTACCAAAAGCAACTTTACTATCAGCATTACCATCAGTTGCAGCAGTCTCCATAATGAAATAAACTGCATCATCTAAAACGACCAAATCGGTAATTTTTTCCGATCCAGAAGCAGATGCTAATTTTCTTTTAGCAGCAAAAGAACCTGCAGGATCAATAGATGCAATAAAGGCATCTTGTGGATTAGATGAGTTAGTATTAGTAAATCCACCAATAATATAGCGAGAATCTGAATATCTCTTAATGGTTGTAATATTATCAGATCTAGTAGAACCTGAAATACCAGCATAACCTTTTTGGAAGTTCAGAGTTGCACTCAATCCATCAATAGATTGTGTGTATTTTACTAAGATAATATCAGGATTGTATGCAGTAAGAATTTGAGAATTTGGTTTATTTTGACCAATCACCCAAATAGAATCTCCACTCACATCAAGTTTAAGAAATTCTGTATAGGTTTCGCCATCTTGACTCTCTAAAGTTTCTTCCCATTCCTTTACACCAAGTTCAGAAAATTTTGAAATGAATGCAACTTCATTACCATTAACATCGAGAGTCTTACCACAGAAGAATGCATCTTTGTCATCATTAACAAAAACGTCATTAACTTTTACATAATTTTGACTACTAATCAAAGATACGTAGTAACTTGCTTTTTTGAAAATTTGAGGATGACTTAAGATAACTCTAGGGTCAGTAGTATAATCAACACCAGAATTTACAATATCAATATTAGAAATGGATCCTGTAGGACTTACAGTTGCATTAAGTACTGCAGATTGTCCATCTCCGTCAATAATAACTGTTGGTGGAATTTCAGAATCATATCCAGATCCAGATTGATTAATAACAATTTCTTCAATTCCTTTAAATTGTCTAACAACAAATTGCTTGTTTGTCTCATCCATAATCGGATCATAAGAGACGAACACTGTATCACCAGGAACAACGTTATGCGGTACGCCCGTAGTAAGTTTACCAATAAAATCATCACCTTCAGTTTCAAATCCATATGAACTGACAGATTCACCTGTAATTTTAGAAATTCTAGCAGATACACCTATTCCATCAGTTTCTTCATTATCAAAGGTTACAATGTCATCAACTTGATAATTTTGTCCAGCATCTTCAATAATAAATCCACTAACAGAAGCATCTTCAAATTTAGTAGTTGTCTCAACTTCAATATCAACTTTAGAATCGAATCTTACTGATGGAAAATAATCAAATAATTGCAATGGCGATTCTTCAAATATTTGATCGGGATCATCAGTTTCATCTTGACTGATAATACCATCTCTATTTTCATCTTCTACGTCAAATAATAGAATATCGCCATTTTCAAGAGTTAACGCATTTGTAGAGGCATTAGGAGCACGTTCAACATCAATATCAACATTCTCGTAAGGATCGCGATATCTTACAACACCTGTAGGAATATTTTGTTGAATTGCATCCTTATTAAGATTCCAAGTATCTGCAATGGAGTTAAAACTAGGACCAAGAACATATGGGAATACAGGATTACCTGCTTCGGTAGTATCAATTGTAACAAAGTAGCAATATCTACCTTCAGGAAAATCAGGAGTCTTACAAAAACGACCATTATATTGATCGAGATCACCTAATCCAAAAGAATATTCATAATCTTCAACAAATCTACCTGCAGATTCATCAGAAAGTGATGGACCAGATAGTCTAACTGGATTTGGATTTGAGACTTGATTATAAACTAAATTAGTTTGAAGTTTATATGATGTATTAAGACGAGTAATATTTGCTGATTGATCCGTAGGATCCGAATAACCATAAGGACCATAAATTGGATTTCCATCAAATGCCCAACCAATAATTGGAGAATGCTCCAATTGACTATCCTGTTCTAGAACTGAACCTGTAACACTTTCAAATAAATTATCTCCAAGGATATATCTCAATCTTTGAGGATTTGAGATATGGGCATATTCTCCACCATACTGATTATTGAATCCAGCAAATACTGAACCTTTCGCAGAGTCAACATTTGCAGTTTCTTGTAAATTATAAGTCCACTCAAATACATTAGGTTCAAAAGTTGCATTTGAACCTGCAGAGGTAAGATTGATAAGTGTTGTTCCTTGAACGTAGTTGATACCACGATTAAGAATTTCAATATTAGTTACTCTACCAGCATTTTCACCATCAACATCAATTGTAGCCCTAGCGACTGCACCAAAACCATCTCCTTGGATAGTTACTTCAGGAGCAGTTGTATATCCAGAACCAGCAGAAATAATAGCAATTGAAATAATTCTACCATTACTAACAATTGGTTGAGCAACAGCACCGATACCAGAACTTAGAACAACACTAGGTTTAGAGATATAAGAATCGCCACCATTTGTAACTGCAATCGATTGAATAGGACCACGAACTGAAGCAGATGCAGTAGAACCAGTTCCTCCTCCCCCAACAACAGTAATGCTTGGTTGAGACGTATATCCAGTACCACCATCGTTCACTAGGATGCTAGAAACAACTCCTTTAGTAACAATAGCAGTTGCAGATGCACCAGATCCACCACCACCAACAATTGAGATCAATGGAGACGAAGTATATGCACTACCACCAGAATCTACGGTAATTTCTGTAATAGATCCATTAACAGTTACAGAAGCAGATGCTCCTGTTCCACCACCACCAGAGATACTAATATTTGGTGGAGATGCTGAGTCATAGTCAGAACCAGCATTAGTAATGCCAATTGATGTAATAGGACCAAAGGTTTTTCTAATACTTGACTTATAAGACCAAACAGATGTACCATTAATCCAAGTTCCTATTGGACCTGGAGTAATACTATCCTTAATTGAAATAGTTGAAGGACTTAATGGGAATCTATTTAATTTGCGTTGGTTTCCAGGTAAAAGTGCAGATCCTGGAAAAGGTCCAATTTTGTAATTGGGTATACCAGTAGATGCAACATAAACATAATCAGTATTAAAGAATGAATTTTGAATATTAGTTGTATATGGTCCGATAGAGTTCAGGACGGCACTATTATCAGACTTACCTTTATTCAAATCAACAGATACGAGAATATTTCCCTGAGGTACAATCTCTGCTGTTTGTGGGAGTTGATACTGGAATACAGTTGTGCTATCTCTAGATGTTACTAAGAAGGTTCCATTATAAACAATAGGATTTGCACCGTAGATAGTAACTTGATCTCCAACCAAGAGACCATGAGAGTTTTGACAAGTAACCGTTGCAAATCTATTATCAACACCACCAAAAGTAATGGTACTGACAGTTAAAAGTTTTTTAACGTTATACAACCAAGTTTGTAGTTCTGGTTTTTGAGAACTACCACCAAGTTTAGATACAGTGAGTTTATCTCCTGTGAGATAATAAGATCCTGTATCGGTTAGAACAGTTTGTTGAGCGTCAACAATACCGACAATATTTAAAACAACTTCTTGTGCAGTTCCTTTATTAACATAGACTTCAAGATTTGAAGTGACTCCAGTTGCAGAATCCCAATCTTCAACAACATTATTTACAGAACGAGTACACTCAATAAACTGATTTAATGACTTTTCTTTATATTGAATAAGTTCTGTGTCACCAATGATAAATTCGCCGTTTCTTTCTGGCCAACCAATTGTAGAGTCTACAGTAATGATACTATTTGTCGAATCTAAAGGTTCAGCAAGTTTAGTTTTATATGGAACTACAAAAGATCCTTGAATAGTTTCCTCGGACAAAACAAGTTCAAATAGTTCAACATCAGAAGTTTTAATAGAAATATAATTTTCAATCAAAGCACTTGCTGCTGTAATATTAGGATCTGCAATATTTTCTTCTTGAGTTAGAAGACCGTCCATAATATCTGTAGGATTCCCTCTAACAATAGTTGCTCTAAGAATAGTATCAATAGACCAAGTTGCAGCAGATGGTTTAGTAATTTGATCCTTTGGATAAGAAACTGTTACTTCTTCACCATAAAGCAGTTTAAATAAATATGCAACACTGAATGAAGTTCCTTTTGTAGAATAAAAATCTTTTACAGATTTAATTGCATTTCGTACATCAATTTTAGTATAATCAAGTTCTGGAACATCAGGAAGAAACTGTTCTGTATACTTGTCTAGTAGTCTCTTAACAAATAGGGCATCAAGACATTTAACTTCTACATTTTCACTAGCAACTGCTGCTGTAGTATTATTTGAAAATACAGCATTTCCAATTTCATCATATGAAGTAATACCACTGACTGCTCTTGCACAACCCTCAAATTTTGCTTTAGTATATCCAGATCCCTTTTTAGAGACGGAAAAACCAGTAACTTCATTTAATCCAATTTGCACCGAAGATCTTGCTTCTGGAGGATTTTGGATAATAACTTTTGGGGGGTTGGAAGAAGAGTATCCAGATCCAAATTCGGTGATGTTAATATCAGTAATTCTTCCATTAAAAACGCTAGCAGTTGCTGTTGCACCTGTTCCAGCACCTGAATTATCAACAATATAAACAGAAGGAACATCAACATATCCCTGACCACCATTTAACAACTCTACGGAAATAACTCTACCGTCACCATCAACAAGAGTTTGTAAAATTTGAGCACCAGTAGGATCAATAATTGCAATTCTGGGTGGTACTTCGTATCCTTGACCACTATTAAGAATGTCTACTGAAGTGACAACTCCGTTTGTAAGAACTGCTCGCAAAGTTAGTTTTACAGGGTTATCTCCCGTTGGTTCATCGATATAAATTTCTGGTACAGTTGTGTATCCCTCACCACCCTCTAATACTGGAATAGTCCCTGTAATAGATCCATTTACAACCGTAGGTACTCCAAGTTTTGCTCCACCTGGTTGTTTAAATGAAACTCTAGGGATAAATGTGTATCCACTACCTGAGTTTACAATTTCAAGACTGGAAACAGCACCATTAGTAACAACAGCTTTTAACTCAGGTACTTCGGCATCAATATTAATTGGATTTTGTATAACAACAGTAGGGGGATTTGTATCGCTATATCCTCTTCCACCGTCAAGCAAAGTTGCATCTTTGATACCATTAACAAGAGCAGTTACTGAAGCACCAGAACCCTCTGGGTGTTGTATAGAAACTCTTGGGGGATACTTATATTCATACCCAGATCCAGTATTATTAATACTAATAGATGTAAGTTCACCTGAATTATTGATACGTGCATATCCTACAGCATTATTGCCAAATGTAGGAATTGGTGCCTCAATAGAGTATAATGAAAGAATTCTTCCATTTAACGGCGATTCATTAAAAATGAATAAATCTCCATCAATAAAGAAATCTACCTTGGGTACAAGAAGATTGTTATCATAAACTGCTAAAATATATTCGTCAGCAACAGGTTCATATTTAGTACCAGAACTAGTAAGTCTAAATTGAGTTTTACCTTCCCCAAAAGATCCTGAAATATCGTCAATATTAACAATTTGATTTTCAACAAAACCACTTAAAAATGTAATATCAGTATTCGTATTATCATCTCCAGTAGTTCTAGATCTTGGAGCAGTTGTAAATATGATATCATTCCCATCAACTGTATAATCAACAGCAGGGACTAAAATTTCGCCATACAACTTGACAATAAGGTGTGCAGCCGAAGGTGAAGAAATTGGAGACGATTGGGAAGTAAGAGGGAACCGAACTTCAGTCCCATCAAACAAATCAATAATCTGAGCAAGTCCAGTCCACTTTAATTTTACTTGATCATAGGAAATGCCAGGACTTAACGCAATATTTGGTGCGCTTGAGGTTGTTTCGTAATATATTACCTCATCACCAATGAGGATAGAACCATTGCTATCTAAAAAATTATAAACACTTTCAACAACAATTTCATCACTATCTGCAGCAATTGCTTCCACTACTTTTGTAGAACCACCTAAGATATTGATATTCAGTTTGTCAATATCAAGATATTGCAAAAAGTCATTGATAATATTCTGACCTAGACCTGTCTTTTCTTGAGATTTATAGTAATATTCAATAAATCTGTTAAACAGAGGATATTCTGTCTTAAGAAACTCAGGGGACTGAGAAGCAATCGACTGGGAGACTTTATTTGTATTCATCTAACTTTAGAAGCAACTAGAATCGTTGATTGAACCAGGGTTGGATATGGCAGGAATTTCAAGAACAGCAGGGGTGACATTGAATTCCGTTGGCGTCAAACTATTTAGAGGTATTGTAGGAGGTACGATAGTGCCTACAGGAGCAACTGTAATGATTGGTGAGATAATATTAATTATCGTTCCAGGAGTTGTTGCTGGAATAGTTGAATTATTAGCAGGAATGAATTGAACTGGAATTTTAATATTTACTGGTAATAAAGTACTATCAGTAACTTCTCCAATTCCAGTAGCAGGATCAGTGATTATAACAGCATCTACAGGGATGGGTGTTGTTCCACTACTGATGACATTGACTGGACCAAAGCAGACTTGCCCCGTATCATAATTTACTGTTCCTGCAGCATTATTAGTATAAATTTTGCGAATACCTGTATTATAAAAAGTTCTTAAATTTCCATAACCATCATCTTCAAACTGTTGATCAACACCAGGTCTATCAGAAGTTCTAAATGTGCCAGAGAGAATTACAGGTTCTTTTTTACAGTCTCCACCATCATCACCATCTCTACTAGGAGCACTATTATATAGATTCGATCCTGTAGCAATACAATATGTGTTTGTTTGGTTGGAGTTTGGTGTTATGTACTTCAAAATTGTTGTTTGAAGTGACGTATCAGTAATACAATTATTTGAAAGCGTGATTGCTTTCTCAAGTTGTGCTGCTCTAAAGGTAGAGTTAAAGTTATTAATTTTTGTCTGTGATCCCCAATCTGCTATTGATCTGCTTATATCAGTTTCAATCTCGGATGGATTTGATCCACAACCAGTGTCATATAGAGCAAAGACTTTTACATTGATAAAGACATCATCAGGATCAAGTACAACAGGATCAATAGATGCCATTGCGTAGGGTCTTAACAGATTTGAGATTTGTTTTTTTGTTGCATCATTAAGACTCGAACCACTTTTAGTTTTAATAACAACATAAACTTTTCCATAAATTGGAGGATTTAATGCATCTCCACCATATGCAACTACCGAATCTGCATTATTGTAAATATTTTTGGTGATAATTGCATAATCTTGAGCAGTCACTGCTCTGTATTGTGCTGAATAATATCTCGGCGCATTATACTTAATAGATTCAATACTCTCTGCAGAATCTCCCTGTTGAGATTTCTCTTTAACAGTTAAAGTAACAGCTGTAGCAGAGTATGATCTTCCAACAGTATCTTCAATTCTTCCAATAAAATTAAACGAACTAACTTGATTAGCAGCAAGTCCTGAGGTAACCAAATATTCAAGATCAATAACCTCTCCGTCCTTTACTGCTCTACCAACACTATCATCTCCAAATCTAATCTCATATCGCATATCCTCAGTTTCGGATAAGAAATATGAACGAGTTGTTGGTGTTACTGTAGCAACTGTCTCTGCACGACTATAGAGATCCAACTGAGTAGACGACTCATTTGGTCTTACCTTTACAACTAATGTTGAAATGTCAGCATCTTCTGATGGAACTTTATATGTTTGTTTCCCAAATGTATTAACAACATATGAGAAAGTTACTATACTACCTTCATAGATTGTAATAGCATCAAATTCTGCTTCACCTGTATTTTGATCTACACTAACTGTAATATCATTCAAAATATTCCAAAGATAAGAACCACCAGATACAATAGAACCCTTCTTCAAAGTAACTGAAGTTGGATACTGACCATTTTCAGCAGTAGTTTTTAAATTAAGTCTTATACACGCTTTAGATGCATTAATAGATCTAGGAACGTAGTTTAATAACTTAGCAATATTTACAACATTATCTCGTATTGTAGCAGAAGGTAGAAATGTCTCATTCAATGCCATATTTGCATTGAATGAAGTATAGTACGTATTATATGCTAGTAAATCTACTAGATATGAAAGTGCAGATCCATCAAAATCATAGTCAGTAAACTCTGTTCGAGTTCTTAGATATGACTTGATTGAAGATTTGACATCTTCAAAATCTAATGCTGTTAAATTATTGGGTTGCATTACTCGGGTCTCTGTAAAACAAATTCTATTGTCTCAACAATAGGTAAACCAACTATTTGATATTCAATAGTTACATTTAGTTTATTGCCTTCAAAAATTGGAGTAACATCTACATTTGTAAGTTGTACTCTAGGTTCATATTGATTGATTGTCGTTGTTATTTCTTCCGCAACAGTATCTGCAGTAAATGCATCTAGCGGTTCAAATAAAAGACTACTTACCGACGAACCAACTAAGGGTTGAAACGGTTTTTCTCCTGGAGCAGTTAAAATTAAGTTTTTAATTGCTTGTTTAATGGAGTTATCATTATTTACGATAGAAAGATCGTCCGTGAAAGGATTCTTAGAAAAATTGATCGCGAAATCTTTAAAAGATCGCGACCGTTTTAAATTAGAACCACCTATTTTTTTTAAAGCCATCTCCCTATCAGGACTTTATACTATTATATTTATCGTCCTTGCCCACGATAACGTTTTTTAGCATTATTTCTACTTGTAGAGGCATACTTAGTATGCTGCCCAGCACCCTGACGGGATTTCTTGGGTTGACTCTCGATCATGTTATCGCCTGTGAGCGATTTTCTAACTTTTGCCATAATTAACCTCCAATAAGTCCAATAAAAACATTTATACTAGCTCCAGTTACCACAGAGGTACATGGAAATGCGGGTGTTTGATCCCCAAAAGGATCTCCAAATCTACCTGCACGACGACCATTAATAAAAACCGACACACAAGTAGCGTATAATTTACGAGGGTGCCCCACAACTGGTTCACGTCCACCCGCCATACCTATTGTACACCAATGAGCAGGATTTGTCACTGATCCAGGTGGACATCCTTTTGGAATGCCAGTATACATAACCTGATGTACAGTTGGAGTTGGGTGTGGGATTAAAAGATCTTGATCCAAGATAGGACCAAGAAGATTAATTCTAACAGTCCTCGTTAAGTCAAGCAAGGATGTTTGTGGAGTGGGCGGCCACAAGGTAGTGGCATTCATAGCCTGTACTGGCATAGGAACGATTTTTGGATCCAAAGGTGGCATCGTACAACCAGGTAGAATAGGTCCACCTAGTCCTGGATGGTGTGTAGACCCAGAAGCCCCTGCTGTATGCCCACTACAGGTTCCCATGTATAGTGCTGCTGCTGCCATAGTTAACTATCGAAGAATGGATTTCCAAATGCTGCCGCTGCCTGCACTACTAATCGAGCATCATTACTCAAAGAATGCCAGACAGTCATTTCACCAGATGCTTCCCATGATTGGCAACCAGGACCTAGTATAGGAGCAAGCATTGTAAAAGTGCTTGATATTGTTGTAGATGATCCATCAGCATTTGATGTAGTGGTTGATGTATTTGCTTGTGCTAATGGTGTAACACACGTAAAATGTGCTGTACCAATATTAACAGGTGTGCAACCTAAAGTAACTGTAATAGTTGCAACTTCAGTAGGATCTGGACGATATTGCCTTAAAAGATATTTAGTGAAAGCAGACGCTTGAGGTAACTCTGTAAAACTACCTACCGAAGTCTGTACTTTAGATTCTGGAAATTCAACAAACTCAGGTACTTGCTCTTGAGTGATATCAGCAATATTTTGTAAGACAGTCTCTTGACTTCTTGTTCTATCATCTATAATAATATTTTTAGTACTTGTAGGAATTGGAGTATTTGTTAGATAAGTCAAATCATAGTCTGGAACAATAGTAGTCTTTAACGGTTCTGTCTGTTCTTTACTCAGTTTACGTTGACTACGTTGATGAAGACGCTCTCTATCAGGATCAAGTTTAATCTCCATAGGAGGTTGTTTCTGAGAATTGTCCATTTCTTGAGGTACTTCACTATAAGAATCATCAATTATTTGCAACTCTTGTTGAGATAACACCGTCTGCTCGCGAGGTACAGATTTTAGGATGTCCTGATACTCAGGAACCAAATCATTCCTATAACCATCGTTAGGAACGATCTCTGTCACAACCTCATGTTGATTATCAAGTACTAATTGAGGTCTCTGATCTACACTATACCCAGATCCTCCATCAATAACTTTTATAGAAGTTACTGTTGATCCAGTAACACTTGCTTTTATTTTTGCAGCGCGGTTATTTCCACCATCTTTAGAAATTGGTTCAACATCAACACCATTTTCTGTTGTAACTACTTGAAAAGAGAGCTCACTTGGACTAAGTGATAACTCAAACTCAGGATTTCCATCATTAGTTCTCTTATTTGAGAATCCAGTAGTGTTATCAGCGGGACTAGTAACTCCTAGCACAGGTTTTCCGTCTAATTGATCTAGATTAAACCCACCATGAGTGATTTCATTGACTTGAAGTTTTACAGATCCGCCAGAAATAGTGATTATATCACCAGCAGAGTACCCAGAACCAGGATTATTTACTAATACCGTAGCAATACGGTCAATTTCAACAGTATTTCCAGAATTCTCGCCAATAAGTGTTTTCTCAACGTCAACATCGACTGTTAATCCGCTTCCAGTACCACCAGAAGTTGCAACATTGTCCTCAGCATTATATGAAGTTAACGCAGTAGTAGTATTTAAAGTGTCAAGACTTGAAAGATTGAAACTATAAACGCCAGAAGAGATATTTACATCACTAATACCACCATTTTCGTTTAAAGAAATGAATGCTAATGGTTTTTGTATAGAATTAAGCACATCTGGTGCATCTCTATTCACATCTCCAGTAACATATTGTATTGATTTATCTAAAAATTCATATAAACCAACCAACATTGCGCGATCTGGAATGCCATAACCTGCTTTTACCGTGATAGTATGATTCCTATTAGAGGTATATTGTGCATCTTTAGTAAAATTACCACCATCTCCGTTAACATATGCAATGTGATACGGAAATTCACCTACTTCAGTGTGAAAAACACGGAGAATTGTATGTCCATTGATAGTATCAGTCGTTCTTAAAATACCTTGAACATTACTACCACCTAAAGTTTCAATAGGACCAACAGAAGTAATCCTTATATTCATTGTTAGTGCTACAACAGTGTTATCTGATAGACGAACTGATGTTTGTATAGGAAATACTTGACCTACAGAGAATCCTGTTCCATTGTTTAATAGCTCACTAACACGCCATGTAGTACCAGTTACTACTGCAGGATCAACAGTATCGTCAACAATAGTCTCAACTCTAAATTTTACTCTAAAATCTACTGCATTTACACCATCGTTGATATCAAAAATATCAAAATCTGTATATCCTGCATCATTAACAGTCCATGGATTTTGACTTGACACATATGGAATACCAGTCAATTCTACAGTATCCCATGCATTGGCATAGGTTACCCCATCATAACTAATTTCAAACCCTAAAACACCATCAGGTAATTGAGTTGAAAATTGATCATAACTAAATGCAATCTTACGTGACTCTGATGAAATAGCAAATAATGCTGGATGTGGGCAATCTGGATCACCAGTTAAATCTTCAACACCTGAATAACTTAATGTGGTAGAAGCAGTGGTACATCCAAATGCGGTACAAGGAATACATCGTACACCACCACTAGATGCTGATGTTGAAGTGCCAGGAGTTGCAGGTACTGGAGGAACGGCAGATGCATCTCCAGGATCCCCAGCAGTGGTATTTGTAGTAGTCTCATCCTCTTCTTCTAAATGATATGCTGCTATACCAACATGCCCTGCTTCACTAGAAGTATCATACAGATATGAGAAATATGCATCTGAATATTGAAAGTCGAATGATAATTGACTGGGAACATAATCAAAAGCACGTACAGATACATCAAAATTATCCATACCAAACAATAAACTGCAATTATCTGGTTTAGTTGCCATCCCACAAATAGCAGGTGGTGCCCCTAATGTACTATCATATTCAGTTACAGTTGAATTATACATGACTGCATCAGCATCCCTTTTCGGAATATTATAATTACCAGATGATGCAGGATCACGAATCGTCGCAGGGGGGTATTCTTTAAATTCTATACTCACACCTGTTCCATTACCTATAGACGGTGGTTTCGGCGGGGTGAAATTATGACAATGAGTACTATTACAAATAGCATCACTACCATCTGTTGTTAGTATGTCTCCCTTACATCCCATCTTCTATATTCCCCAACCTTTTATAGATTTCGTCAAAATTTTCTTTCAGATTCATATAGTCTTCATATGCCTCTGGTTTGTAATAAGTCTTATCTGGTGTGGGTAACTCGGAAACATACTTTTCAACGTCCTGTAAGCGTTTCCCGAGTACTTGTAGACACTCATTGATAGTCTTTAGAGACTCTCCAATTTGTTCAACAGATACTTCAATTAATTCTTCACTCATCAACCTTTTTCCTTAATGTGAATGCTGTGTTGTCTTCTGACATATCATACTCTAATTCTGTTCCAATGTCCCATCCCAATTCCTCACATACTTCATGTGGAATATTAAGAATTAGATCACCAAAATCATCTTCCTCTAATATTGTTGTGAATCTTTGAGACATAACTTACATACGATTAATTACCTGAGGGTTATCTGACAGATGTTCTGCTTTCCACTCAACCCATAGTTTATATAGATCTTCTACAACCTGAGATCCATATGCAGATGTATAATAGTCTGCACACTCATACATCCTAGGATCTAAAAATGACTCCAATCTAATTAATTGCTCTAATGCCCATACACGAGTGTCTTGTCTATCTACGCGAGTCTTAGCATCCATTTTTTACCTCAGAAATTTTTTTAAGTCCTATGAAAATTATTTTTGATATTATATACCGATCGCTCTGGGGAACCTTTGTAGGTTAGGGTAGTGGCTTGTTTTATATTTACGGGGGCCAATATAACTGCCTAAGTTACATTTAGTACTGCCGCTAAGTGTTACTCACAGGTCCTCCGATAACCTCTGCTATTATACACTAACCTCTGCTGATTTGTCAACTATCTCCCAGTACCATCCGATAGTCTTGATGTAATCAAACGTAGACATTCTCGGAGTATTTGGGTAACTATCTCCCCGAGAGTTTCTAATACCATCGATGAACTTCTCAAGGTCATAGACACTTACGAATGATGCTCTAAGTGTCTCTGTGTTGTCGTAGATAATGTATTGCATAAGTCGGAAAGATACTAGGTCTGTTTCTGAACCTCTACAAGGTAATTATACCAGATATCTGATAGTTTGTCAAGTGCCTCTGTATGATCCTCAGAGGGGAATGATTAGCAATGGTGATGAGAGAATTCTCCGAGTATTTCTGAGGGGTTGACAACTGTTAGGAAGCGTGCT